ATTGTGCATTATATACATCCCAATCACCTAGATATGGATTATTATTATCTGTAAAATATTGATATACATCTACTACACTACCACTTAATTCACCTGTATAGAATTGGATTTTATTTCCGGATAAATCATCATATAATTTACCATACTGAGCTGATATTCCAGGAGCTGGATATTCTGCATCATATACTGTTTGTTCAGTTGCTGTAGGAACAGAATATACAGATTTATTTCTTTCTAATACTGGGGAGTTAATTGTAATTCCTGTTGATAGGCTAGCACGCTCAGGGACAAAATCCGAAAGCATTTTAAATAATGAATTATCGAAAAATTCTATTAATCTAATAAACCCATTATAATCTAATAATGAAGCAGTAAATGGAGCAAATCCAGATACACCTGTTTCAAAATATAATTTACGTTGAGCATCTAAATCAGAATAAGAAGAACTATATTGTTGTCTAGGATCACCTATGTAATTATCTAAAATCCATGTTGGATTATTAGATGCTATAGCGCCTGATATGTAAGTGTCTATTTGTGTTTGAGGTGAAAATGATATATCAACATAGTGCATATCATTATCTCTAAACTGATTAGATGCAGTAGGGAATGTCTGTAAACTAAGTTCATTTGATAAAACACTAGCTGTTATATAGATGTCTATAGCTCTATTTTCAATAGTATTAGGTACAATTCTTACTTTATCTTCATTATATCCTTTTACTAAATTAGATTTAATACTACCACCAAATTCCTTAACATTTAATATGCTACTTGTAATACCAAATATTGTATCAAGATATTCTAAACCAACAACTGTACCTTTAGTTTTAACTAATAGTGGTAAGTTATGGTATAGGCGTTTATATAATTCAGATACTAAATCTTTACGTGGTATATTATTTAAATAGCTACCTGTAATAGTAAAGTTATTATTAAATACACTACTACCCGTATTGGCACCTACTAAATATTGGCCTACTCCTTCACCGGCTTGACTGTTATATAACTTAATACCTAACGATTTCAATCGATCATATACTAAGTCTTTGGATATGCCTTGTTCTAGGTTGTTATTCGCTAGATTAACGTCCGTTATTGCTTTTATATACACCCAAATGTTGTCAAAATAATGACCTACCATATTTAAGAATAATAAATACGGTTGGTTTGTATCATCATCTTTTACAAATGTTGGGATAGCATATTCTAAATTATCATAATTATTATAATCATAGGTTTGTGCAGATGATGTTTGATTAGTATACCAACTTTTAACAGTTGCTGAACCAGTAGATAATAAACTAAATGGTCTAGTAGAGTTAGTTTTAGGCCAAGCATACGAACTAGATTCAAAATATAAATAATATTCATACCCATCAAACTGAGATACAAGTGTATTAATATTAGAAGCGTATTGATTTATTTCAGTTATTAAACTAGGGATAGATGATGTTTGAGGAGAATATGTACTAATTAAAGTATTATAATCCTCAATTTGTTTAGCCTTAGTATAAAAGTTAGATAAACGTTGGTATGCAGATCCAAAAAATACAAAATCCGTATAATCTGTATAATCTATATTTATGTCTACACTTTGTGTAGCCATTAAATTTAATATTTGACGATAGGATGTTTGTTGTAATGATTGTAAACTAGTTATTAAACCAGAATAATTATTATATGCTGTAGATATTGTATTCTGATTAGCTATAGCTATATCAAAATTAGGACCTCTTAGTTTTGGTCCTGGTGCTAATGTAATTAGCTTATCTAAATTTATGTCGAATAAGTATGGGCTTGCTTGTTCTTGTACAACCCACAATGTTGATTTTTCTTGTACTTCTAAAGGTAAAGGATTATATAATTTAAATAATACTTCATATCCAGTAGCAGCTTTATTTAATGCAACGTTAATAGCTACATATTGTTGATTATCACCAAAATTTAATAAATAATCTACATAATATGTTGGAGTACTATTTATTTCATTTATAAGTGCATTTGTTGCTGTTTCGATATCAGCATCAGTTAATGTTGTAGAAGCTAATCTTATCTCTGTTCTATCTTGAGATATTTCTTTAACATATAATGCTTTTTCAGTAGGATTAGATATTTTATTTTGAAATAAATTATATCTAACTTTAAATTCGCCTGATGAATATCCGTAACTTTGTACATCCGTTACAGGATCTATTTCAATAATAGGATATATAGCTCCACTCCCTGTATCTAATGTTGATACAATACCTACGTTATCTGTTTGTATATTTCCTGCAATATTAGGATCGGGAACGGTATTTGGTTTTAAACCAGTAGTAGTAGGTAATTTATAGTCTAGATAATTATAATTTGTATTTAATAAATTACTACCAGCATCGTATACATAATATTCAATATAGTTATCCGCCCCACCAAAATATTCTTTTAATGTAGTGATAGGAATCAAATTAATGTCATCAGTATCATAACGTGAAACTGTTGATGTATTTAAAATAGTACCTATTATTTTTATATTATCGGCCATTTATTGTCCTTTTAAAGCGGTTTGTGTATCTAAAACGGTTTGTCTTAGAGTTGTTATTTCATCTAGTAAAGCTTGAATATCGTCATTATTTAAGTTTACACCTAAATAATCAGCTTCTTTTTCAAGGATATATCTGTGTGAATTTATATCTCCTTCTTTTGGGATTTGATAAAATATTTCTTCGTATAATTTAAAAAATTCATCTACAGTTAAGGGTACTGCTACATCAGATGCTAGTGGATTAATCAATTGACTAAATTGAGTATCAACTACCTTCTCGAATGTATCCTTATCAAATACTTGTTTTTGTATAAAAATTTGAGACATTATCTTATAACTTTAAAATAGTAATTTTCATCAAATACTACTGTTTCACCATTAGATATTATAGATTTAAATAATAATTTGTAATATCGCTCTGGTTCTAAACCATTCATGTAGACGTCAAAATAGCTACCACTTGCATTACAACTAATTTTTGTATAGCTTGTATCATAATCTACGACAATTTCGTCGGTATCCAAATCTTTTATTGACCAATATGAAGATGAAGGTAAAGCATAATTTACTAAAGCAAATGAAAATGAAGAGGTTTGAAAAGTTCTTGGTGGGTACTTTGTTCTAACTTTAACATTAAAACGTTGTATTGAATCTTGTTGATATGTATTTTTATTGTTACCTATGCTAGTAACATATAAATCCGAATCCATTACGGCTTGTGAGCCTGTAGTGTATGATGAATCATCCCATCTAATTTCTAGGCATGGAGGATAAATAGTATGTGTAGTACTAGAAAAATATTTAGTTTCAAATTTAGATGCTGTCGTAAACTCAATTGAGCCACTATGTTTAATAATGAAACCATAATTTGGTATTTTATTAGTGTAGCTTGCACTTACAGCGTTTGTTACTCTTAATTCAATATCACTATCTGTTGTAGATGTATAAGTAAATGATTGAGTGGCTACATAACTAGAAGCAGTATACCATAATCCACCACCTATATTACTACCAGTTTGGTATGATCCTGTTTGACCATTAGGAAAAGATGATGGATTGAACCATGCACTTCCGCTTAATTGATTTGTATATGCCCAACTAACACCATCTGTAGTAATTGGTAGATTTGCTAATCTACCCGTGCCCATATTCCAGTCGCTGGCTAAAGGGTGAGAATAAATTGTATAATCTAAAGGAATTTGGGAAACATCGGCTGTAAATAATTTTAAATAACAGTCAAAACTAGATGTTTTTACATTATTAGTAAATACACTGTTTATATCCGAGGTTGGAAATTTTAATAATACACGAGATACCTCATTGGTATTATTAATAGAAAGAAAGGTGCTAAGCTCTAGTATCTCATCAAGCCCCGTATTTAGGGTTGGATAATACGAATAGAGCGTAGCACTTTTTTCAGGAAATATTTTATAAATTGCCATAATTGCATGATTATTACATATAAATATGACAGATTATTGCTTTTTAAGCTAATAATGCGTGGTATTCATTAAAATGTTTAATACGATCAGGTAAACCAATCGTACCGCCATTAACGCGTTTAGTAATAGTTGTTACTACTGCTTCAGTAGCACCACCATCTGCTAATTTATGTAAACCATTTTTGTGAAAAAACCAAGCGGCTGATAATAATGGATATTTAGTTGCAACTAGATCTGGTTGTTCAATTAAATTTTCTTCTACTACTTTATCGAATGCACTATAGTTATCTTTACCAGTTAATTGGATATATCCACGGCCACGAAATTTATAACCTTCACCTGTAGCCTCGGCTCCATTACCCATTCTACCACCATAAACTAAATTAGCTATTTTTTCTGGTTTGCGCTCATATAAAGCGGCTTTTGCATCTGTTGGGAAATATTTACCAAAGATACCACGTAAACCTTTAGCGCCGTAGTTTAAATTTTCATTTACTGCTTTAAATCCACCGGATTCATGTCCAGCTTGGGCTAAAAAGTGTGCTAAACGTAATGAAGTGTTTAGTTCGAATTTTTCAATTGTTTCTGGTAGCATAGCGATTACACTATCAGGGATGTGTCCTTTTAATTTGTTTAAATTCATAATGGTTTTTTTAATTTTAAGATGATACAACTCGACCTTGTATATCAATGTCAGGATATCTAACTTCAAATATACTTGGATCTAACGATGGATAAATATTACCTTGTCTAGTAGCTCCAGAAATATCATATCCATATAGAGAATAATCTCCTCCTTGCTTATTTACTATTTCAAGTTTAATTAATGATTGTACTCCTTTAATATTACTACCATTTAATATATTTGCTATATCAGATAATATAATTGGTTGATTTATAGTCCAATTATCAATATTAAAATAATTTTTTAATGCTACTATACAACTAGTTATTACATCATTATTATTATATCCACTTTGTACTTTAATATCAAAGTTAATACCTATGTTGATATAAAATGCATCTTTAATATTAATAGCATCAGTAACCATTCTATATTGGTTAATATAAGTAGCTAAATTTTGTTTTAATGTAGTATTAGCCGTTACTAATTTTTTACTATTATCATACGCTAATATGTACATATCTAGTGACAATGGATTACGCATTTCAGTAGTTGCTACTGTTGATGTAGGAATCATCTCTTGAATTACATCTTGTGTAACATATACTTTAGCTATACTACCATAATCGGATGGTAAAGATAATGCTCTAACAATGTAATCTTCTCTAGTTACAGCACGTAATTGAGATTGATATGCATATAATGCATTATTGCGCATTTCTTCAATTTCATCTCCATTTCTACCACCTGTTGCTGGTAATGGGTTAGTTGAAGCTATACTAGCTTTAATTTGGTCAGCTAATCCTCCTGTTACTCCACTAGGAAATGTTGCTGTTGTTTTATCAATAGTAGTTAAATCATTTGATGGAACGTTAGATGTTATTCCACCACCTACAAGATAACGTACTGTTATATTACTACTTGGAGCTAAACCATATTCTTGTGTAAAAAATACAGATGCTTTATTATAATTATTTGTTAAAGTAGATATACCTGGTACTAATCCTAAACCTATATTATCTGGGGATGGTAATATTGTTGAATCCGATGCATTAGCTATTCCAGCTCCAAATTCTAATTGTAGTGTATTATCTGATAAAAATCTAGATACATAACGGCGAGGTACTCTACTATAATTAACTAGATATGGTACACCATCACTTCCAGATGTTGGATTTATTGTTGTGTTTAATATTGTTGATTGAGCTAAATATGGTACTTCATACCATTTATTACTACTAGCATCCGTTGCATCTAATATTTGTAATATATTACTATCACTAATATTAGCTACTTGAAATTTTTGTGGTGTAGAAAAAGGTAATGTTATTGATTTAATTTCAGCAGATATAGCTTTAACTGATTTTTTAAGTAGAAAAAAACTTGCATCTACATATGTTATTTCAGTATCTGTAGTATCAGTAAAATCTACTTTATCAGTAGTTAAAAATTTAGTACCAGTACTAGCGGATGTTAAAACAGTATTTTCAGGTATAATTAAAGCATATTGAGGATTAGGTACACTTACACTACCAGATGATGGAATTAATTGATATACGTCTACTACAACGTTAGCGGCATATGATACTTTTGGGCGATACCCTAAAGCATAAGATAAAGCTAATAAATTTTCTTTTTCCTTAGCGTATAATAAAAATGTTTCTTGAATTTGAGTATCAGTATAGAATGATGTAACATCACCTATATATGACGACATTTCAATAAACATAGCTCCCGGATTTGCATCTGAGAAGTCATTGTATGTGTTGGGGAAATATGTTTTAGCAAAATTAAAAAGACTATCTTTATAATCACTAAAAGTTTTATTTAAATATGATACTTTATTATCTGCCATTTTATATAAATTGTACTGTAATTTGATCCGCTGTTCCTGATATAACTAAACTATATTTTAATGTTATATTATAAGAATTATTGTCTTCATTAGGTTCTACTACTACATCAATTACATTTACCTCAGGGATAAAAAAATTAACATTAGTAGTAATTAAATTTTGTATTAATACTGAGGTATCT